GTAAATGCTTATGATCAGAAGATGTTTATGAAGCGAGAGAATATTGCAGATCGTGGTATTTGGACAGCAAAGAAAAGATATATCTTAAATGTGTGGGATAGTGAGGGTGTAAGATATGAAGAACCAAAACTAAAGATGATGGGCATCGAAGCAGTAAAGTCATCAACCCCTGCACCTTGTCGTTTACTTATTAAGAATGCACTCAAGTTGATGATGAATGGAACAGAAGAAGATGTGATAGATTTTATTGATGAGTCCCGTAAACAATTCAAAAAATTACCACCAGAAGAGATTGCTTTTCCTCGCACCGCATCAAATGTACAGAAGTATAAAGCACATTCTACAATATATGCAAAGGGAACTCCTATACATATACGGGGTGCTTTATTGTTTAATCATTATGTTAAAACAAAAAAGTTAGACAATAAATATTCACTCATCAGTAATGGAGAGAAAGTTAAATTTCTTTACTTACAAAAACCAAATGTCATTCAAGAGAATGTAATATCATTCATTCAAGACTTCCCTAGAGAACTTGGACTTGAGAAGTACGTTGATTACGATTTACAATTCGATAAAAGTTTTGTCGAACCACTAAAAGCAATCCTCGATGCAATCGGGTGGAATGTTGAAAAAACTGTAAACTTAGAACTATTTTTTTCCTAATGGAATTACCTATTAATGATCAAGATTTAGAAACAATCGTGAACGCTCTTTCTCTTGGAGGAGATGCAAGATTGTACCATCTATTGAAAGAAGTTAAAGAAGTAAGAGATGATAATCCTGGCGGACCATATAAAAAAATATTGAGAGATAAAGGTCATATTATTTGATGCATACTTTTAATGAGAATGATATCATTACATATGATAATTTTTTTGAACCTGAAGATTTTAAATCAATATCAAATTATTTAAATAGACCAATGTGGAAATGGGGACATGGTTCTCTTCCAGATGGTCATCCAGATAAACCAGAGTTTGCAACTCCATTCTGGAAAATGGATCTTTCTGCAGAATATTTTTTTACTAATTATCTGTTTAATATAATAACTAAGAAAACTAATCAAAAGTATAATCTAACTCGTTGTTATTGTAATGGACATACTTATGGAACTTCTGGTATTTTTCATGAGGATTGGCATGATGAAACAGGAAGAACTGTGCTTCTATACGCTAATGATACTTGGAAGCAAGAGTGGGGTGGTAAAACTGTATTTGATGTAAATGGTAAATACTACTACAAAGAATTTATTCCTAATTCAATTGTATTATTTCCAGGAATCATTCCTCATAGAGCAGAATCTATATCTAGATTTTTTACAGGTCTACGTAAAACTGTAGCGTGGAAACTAATACTAACAGAAACTTGACGATTTGAAATAAAAATAGTATAATAAAAATAAAATGGATTGTTGGCACTGTGGTACTGAACTTATCTGGGGTGGAGACCACGATTTAGAAGAAGAGTTTTATGGTGAAGATCATGCATATGACTTCGTAACAAATTTATCTTGTCCAAAGTGTCAATCCTATGTTGAAGTACATCATCGTAAAGAGGGTAAAGAATGGATTTCTTGAAAGAAATTGTAAAAGAGATTGGTGACGATTTTACCAAAGTAGCACAGGATATAGATGAAACA